GACCGGCTGTCGAACCCGTACGGCCAGGCCGAGCGGCAGGGATTCCGCGGCGGGATCGAGTTCGACGCCTACGGCGCGCCGATCGCCTACCACATCCGCACGACGCACCCGGGCGACACGGTGCTCGTGTCGGACGAGGCCGGCTTCGCTCGCTGGGAGCGCATCCCGCGGCGCGCAGCGCACGGACGGATGAAGGTGCTGCACGTGTTCGACAGCAAGCGCTCAGGGCAGTCGCGCGGCAAGCCGCTGCTGACCTCGGTGCTGCCGACGTTCAAGAACCTGGACCGCTACCAGCAGGCCGAGCTGCAGGCGGCGGTGGTCAACGCCATGGTCGCGGCGGTCATCACAACCCCACTCGGGGCCGAGGACATCGTCGAGCTCTACGGCCAGGACCGCACCGCGATGCTCAAGGCGCGCGAGGAGCATGCGGTGCGGCTGCAAAGCGGGATGCTCGCGACGCTGTTCCCGGGCGACAAGCTCGAGCCGTTCATCCCGTCGAGGCCCGCGACCGCGTTCGACTCATTCATGACGCACCTCGAGCGCTATATCGGGCTCGGGTACGACCTGCCGTACGAGCTGCTGATGAAGGATTTCAGCCGCCTCAACTACGTGACGGCGCGGGCGATGCTGGCCGAGGCGTGGCGCTCGTTCATGCGCCGACGCGATTGGCTCACGACCGCGTGGATCGAGCCGTTCTACCGGCTGTGGCTCGAGGAAGCGGTCAGCGCGGGGAAGGTAGACGCGCCGGACTACTACGCGACGGCCACCGCCTGGCAGCGCATCCGCGTGATCGGGCCGGGGCGCGGGACGCTCGACCCAGTCAAGGAGGCGACGGCCGCGCAGGCGCGGATCGACGCGGGGCTCTCGACGCGCGAGGACGAGTGCGCGGAACTCGGGCGCGACTGGGTCGAGGTCGCCGAGCAGCTCGCGACCGAGGAAGCGCGCTACCGCGAACTGGGGCTCACGGCGCGCGCGCCTGATCCCGCTGCGGCCGGCGACCAGGAGCCGCCGATGCCGGAGCGCGACGACGACGCGAGACGCGTGAAGGACGACGACGAGTCGGACGACGAGGACGGAGAAGCCGTCTCGCCGGACGACAACAGTGTGGGTGGGCGATGACTCTCGGCTACTCCTCCTGCCGTGAGTTGTCCTTGGGCGGCCTTCGGGCCGCCCTTTTTCCTTCCGGGAGACGTTGACCATGCAGCATCCTCGCCTGGCCGAGCGGCTCTATGGCACTCCGCTACTGCTGATGCCGGACAAGGCGTTCGTGATCGAGCGCGTGTTCGCGTCCTACGAGGAGGGCAAGCAGGGCGATCTCCCGCGTCACGAGGTCGAGCGCGAGCACGCGGCGCTGCTGATCCCGGCGCGGCGCACGGAGAATGGCTACTCGGTGACCGACCGCGGCGTGGCTATCGTCTCGGTGATGGGCTCGCTCGTGCAGCGCGCCGGCGGCCTCGACGCGCTCTCCGGGCTCACCGGCTACAACATGGTGACGCAGCGGATCGACGCGGCTCTGCGCGATCCGATGGTCCGCGGGATCGTCCTCGACATCGATTCGCCTGGCGGCGAGGTCGCGGGCGCGTTCCAGCTCGCTGACTACATCGCCCAGGCGACCAAGCCGGTGTGGGCGGTCGCCAACGAGCTCGCGGCGTCGGCGGCGTACCTGATCGCGTCGGCGGCCGAGCGCCTGTACATGCCCTCGAGCGCGCAGGTCGGCTCGGTCGGCGTGGTCATGCTGCACCAGGACCGGTCCGAGAGCATCGCGAAGTCGGGTGTGCGCTACACGCCGATCTACGCGGGCGCGAAGAAGATCGACGGGACGAGCCTCATGCCGCTGTCCGAGGGCGCGCGGCTGGACCTGCAGGGGCGCGTGGACGAGGTCTACGCGCTCTTCGTCGACGCGGTTGTCGGGCACCGCGGGCTCAAGGCCGCGGCGGTGCGCGCCACCGAGGGCGGGATGCTCTCGACGGAGCGCGCGATCGCCGACGGATTCGCCGACGAGATGGGAACGCTCACCGACGCGATCTCGGCGATGCAGGCCGAGGTTGCGCAGCACGGATACCGGTTTCAGCCGCGCGCGTCGCGCGCATTCGAAGAGGAGCTCACGATGAGCCAGCAAGCGAAGGAAACGCCCGCGGCGCCGGCGACGACGACCGCCACCGTGGACCAGCTCGCCGCCGAACGCGCGGCCGGCTACGCGCAGGCCGAGAAGGACCTGGCGCCGAAGGTGCGCGCCGACGGCGTCGCCGCGGAGCGCGAGCGCGTGAAGGTGATCACGACGTGCGAGGCCGCGAAGGATCGCCCGGCGCTCGCGGCGCACATCGCGTTCGAGACCGACATGACGGCCGAGGCCGCCCAGGCGATGCTCGCGAAGGCTGCGCCGGAGGGCCAGGCGAAGCCGGCGAACATGCTCGACGCGGCGATGCGCGGCACGAACCCGAAGGTGGGCGCGGACGGAGAGCCGGTGGCCGCGCCGGCCAAGTCGCGGATCAGCGCGGCGACGATCTACGACATCCGCTCGAAGGCGCACGGCGCGTAAGCGGCGCGTCACGTCGGCGCGCGGTCCCGCACGCCAAACCCTGAAACTCCCCTGGGAGACGAACCATGACCAGCATCACCGAAACGGGCCACGCGGGCGGATTCATCCTGTCCGAGGCCAACGGCAACCGCAGCCGCGAGGAGGCGACGATCGTCTCCGGCCAGAACCTCGGCGCGGGCGCAGTGCTCGGCAAGATCTCCGAGAGCGGCAAGTACACCGCGTACGACGACGGCGCCGGCACCGGCGAGCAGACCGCGGTCGCGGTGCTCTACGCCGACTGCGACGCGTCGGGCGGCGACACGCAGGCCACGATCGTCGCGCGCGATGCCGAGGTCAACGGCGAGGAGATCGTCTTCGCCTCCGGTGTCGACGAGGCGGGCGCGGTCGTGGACCTCGCCGGCGTGGGCATCATCGTCCGCAGCTGACCGGCCGCGGCGCTCTCACACATTCCCCAGACAGGAGATCACCATGCCGGTGCTCGACGTTTTCACCTCGGACGCGTTCAGCGTCACCTCCCTGACGGACGCGATCAACAAGCGCCCGTTCATCCCGGGCCGCGCCGGTCAGGTCGCTGGCTGGCAGGAGAGCGGCGTCACGACGACCTCGATCATGATCGAGGAAGTCGACGGCACGCTCGCGCTCGTCAACCCGAGCCCGCGCGGCTCGCCGGGCGCGGTCGTCGCGAAGGACAAGCGCACCGTGCGCAACCTGATCGTGCCGCACTACCAGATCGACGACGGCATCAACGCCGACGAGGTGCAGGGCATCCGCGCCTTCGGCGAAGAGTCGGCGGTGGAGGCGGTGCAGGCGCTCGTGAGCCAGCGCATGGGCGACCACGTGCAGCTCAAGCTCGACCCGACGCTCGAATACCAGCGGATCGGGGCGATCAAGGGCACGATCCTCAACGGTGACGGCTCGACGCTCTACAACCTGTTCACGGAGTTCGGCGTGTCGCAGGAGTCGGAAGTCGACTTCGACCTCGACAACGCGACGCCGGCGTCGGGCGCGCTGCGCAAGAAGTGCACGAGCGTCGTGCGGCTGATCGCCAACAACCTGGGCGGCGCGCCGTACTCGGGCGTCTACGCCCTGTGCGGCGATGCGTTCTGGGACGACCTGACCGCGCACGCGGAATTCCGCGCGTCGTACCTCGCCCAGGTCGAGGCGTCGCAGCTGCGCAACGGGCTCGCGTACGAGTCCGTGAACTTCGGCGGGATCACGTTCGAGAACTACCGCGGCGCGGTGGGCGGGTCGGCGTTCGTCAACACCGACAAGGCGCACTTCTTCCCGGTCGGCGTCTCGGGCCTGTTCCGCACGGTGTACTCACCGGGCGACTGGACGGAGACGGTCAACACGCTGGGCCGGCCGCGGTACGCGCGCCAGTACCCGATGCACAACGGCAAGGGCGTGCATCTCGAGGTGCAGATGAACGGCCTGTCGTACTGCACGCGGCCGAAGGTGCTGGTGCAGGGCAAGCGGACCTGATCAGGCGGGATCAGGTGATGCGGCGGACGCCGGGGCTCGTGGGGGGCCCCGGCGTTTCGTTTCACGTGAATCGTTGACGGAGGGGATTGCGATGCCGGCTGGACGCTACGACATCGTCGTCGAGCTGGGGGCGACCTTCCGCCGCACGTTCCAGTACCTGGACGCGGACGAGAACGCGATCGACCTGACCGGATGGAGTGCGCGGATGAAGGTGCGCGCGCCGGACTGGCAGGGCGATGTCGTTCCCGGCTTCGATCTTTCGAGCGACGCGAGCCCTGGCGGGATCACGATCGACGCCGAGGCCGGCGAGATCACGGTCGAGGTGGACGCCGACGACACGTCGGCGGTCGAGGACGACGTC